ACCTCGGAAACAGCGTTGAGGCTGGAGACAGGCACCAAAGCCGCATGTGTGCGAGGATATTTCACGCCACCACCTCCCCAAAGCAAAGTTCCGCCTGCACCACAGGCTTGGCAGGCCGCATGGCCCGGATTGCCTCGGCCAGCTCCGCCATACGGCACCGGGCCGCCCCGATAGCCAAGACCTCCGTGTCCGTAATCTGCGCCCACCGCCGGGCAGCTTGGCAGGCCTCGGCTTGGCCGCCTGCCTGATAGGGCGTTTCAGTGCGCCCCATGGAGTCCAAGCGGTGCTCCACGACGCGGAAGTCACGCGGCCCAAACTGCCGGGCCTCGAAGCCAAGCAGACCATTGGCCCGCACAAAGCCAGCCACGCGGGCTGGGGAGATCATGTCAAAGATTGCTGTCATAGTGTTTTTGTCGGATGTCTTTAGTTTTGTAGCAGGCAAACGCGCCCACTGACACCAGTATAAACGCACACGAATTAAAATATATCAACGACTTTTTGCGCAAAGATCACTTTTCCTCTGCGTAAATGGGCATTAACTACAAACAATACATGAAATCCGACACAAAGCCCAAGCCCGCAGCCAAGAAAGCCAAGGCCAAACGCCGCCCAGCCTCGCCTAGCAGGCCAGCCCAGGCCGAGGTCATACCACGCAGGCAGGCATGGGCCACGCCCGGCGAGAAGGCCCAGTACTGCGCCCTCAGAGCCACCGGCACGCCCGCCGCCGAGGCCTACCGCATGGTCAGGCCAGAGACGACCCGCGACGGCTGCGCGAGCCAAGGCACCCGCTGGGATGCCGACATGGCCGCCGAGATCGCCGCCCTCAAAGAAGCCGCTGCCCAGGCCGCTGGGCAGGCCCATGGCGTGACCGCGGCTTGGCTGGTGGGCAATATGAAGGATATGTTTGAGACGCCGCTGGCCGCAATCAGCGCAGAATCAAGGTTTTGTAAGAAGTATAAAGTCACCGAAACCATGACCGACGCCGGGCCTAAAACGACCATCGAAGTCGAGAAGCCCTGCCCCCTAGCCACCCTCCAGGCCATCGCCAAGCAGACCGGCCTAGAGGCCAAGCCTGCCTTGCCAGGGCAGGAGGCAGGCACGGGAACGCCAACGGTGAGGGACTTGATGCAAGCTCTCATAAAACCCGGCTCGCCCATTGCCCGGCGTTTGGAGGCTGGCAGGCTGACTGGCTGATACTAAAAGAGCGCATTTTAGAGGCTTAGTGCCAGAAAACACGGGCTGATATAAAACGAAAGTATCAGTTGGCGCTGTTCAGCTTGCCTTTCGGCCCAGCCCGGCCTATACTTGGCCCGCCATGAGCAATACACCCGACACCCGACAGATCCCCGACGCCATCCTCCAAGCCGCCTGCCTCACCCCAGCCAAGGATGCCCAGCTATGAGCCACTTCGGAGGCAAGAAAGGCAGGCTTTGGCAGGCTCCGGCGGGCATTGATACGGCTAGGCCCGCCCTGCACATCGCGAAAGAGTGCGGGGTAGCGGTAACGACTGTGCTAAAATGGATGCGCGGCAAAGGTCTGCCAGTCAGGCCTCGGGGCACGCCGCCGGGCACTCGTTGGGAGTGGAAAAATAAGCTCGACGCATCAACCTTGGACTGGCGATTGCAAGACACCTACCTTGCCACCAAGCACAGCGTCTGCCGTGAGCGCATCCGCCAGCTCCGCAAGGCCGCCGGGCTGCCTGCCAGTGGCTCGGCTGAGTGGCTGGCGGATGGGGGCGTGGTGACGAACCCTTCAAAAAAGTACAGACTGGTCCTTGACCGCCCGCCGGTCTTGGAGAATCTTGGCATTACCAAATAGGTGCTTTCTAGCGGGAGTATCGCCCTTCTAAAGCGACTCCTTCCAAGGATCACCACAGCAAGCCGACCTTCCGCTAGAGGTCGGCTTGTTTGTGTCTGTTCCTTGCCCAAAGCCAGCCAAGCCGGGCAGCCCTAGCCGTGAGGCCGGGCACCGCTGGACATGCAGGCCCTGAGAAGCCAGTGCTCCCCGTAGCGGCAAACACGGGGGACTTCGCTGGGGGCTTATATGCCGGGGCGATGTGAAACAAATCCGGCAAGCACTCCTTTCTTTCTCTCATGTCCATGAGGGGAGGGGGAGCATTGGCAGAGAGAGCCCTCGCGCCTGCCTGCCTTGGCTGCCCGCCCAAGAAAGGCCAGCCCGGCCTTGCCAGCCGGGCAAAGTTGGGCTAGGCTTGGGCCTCTGCAAGATACCACTCAACCGATCCACCACTATGAAAACTCCCTTCCTCATCACCCTCGGCCTTCACCTGCCATTCTTTGCCGTCGCCCTCTGCCTGCCCTCCTGCCAGTCAGGCGGCCAGATTGACGAGGCCCGCCTTGCCCGCATCGGCGACGTGGCCTTGGCCTACGCCGAGCGCACCGGCAAGATCAGCCCGGAGGACGCCGCCTTGGCAAGGGAGGCTGGCAAGCTCGTCCTGACACCAGCCCCGGTCCCGGTGGCTGAGACGGCTACGAAGTAACGACACTCTCCACGGTGCCCGCTCTTTTTGTGTTTCTGAGCGTGCAGGCCAGCCAAGACGGCGGCCCTCACCAGCCAGCCTTGTGAGCCCAGGGGCCGGGCCTCGCATGTGCCCTACTCGCCGACCGAGATCCACGGCGGTGCCCTGCCAAAGCTGGCCTTGGATCGCCTAGCCCGTCAGTTCCTCCCGGACTGGCGGGCTTTTTGTTGCCAAACTGGCTAGCCGAGGCTAGGCTATGAGCCACTATGCCCGACACACCAGACACCCAGCCCGCCGAAGAGTTCCACCCTTTGCCACCCGACACCAGCCTGCTCGAAGTTCTGGCCTACATGGCCCGCCAGTGCCGGGCCAAGACAGGCAAGCCTGCCGCCTTCATGGCGATTCCCCGAAAGTTGGCGCTGCCCTTGGCAGGCGAGAGGGCCGAGGCCAAGCAGACCATTGTAGAGGATGACTTCGCCCGTGCCTGCCTAGATGGCCGCATTTCGGCCCTGCTCATGGCCGTGCCCGTGGAGCCCGACGGACCAGCCATCCCTGTGATCGCTATCGACATGCCAAGCCCCCTAGCCGCCGCCTGGACTCGGCCCTTGCCCCGCTACGCCGCCAATGAAGGCTTTGAGGAGCACCCCGTCTATGCCGCCTGCCCATTTTCCCGCCTACTTTGGGACAAAGGCGAGGGCGCTCGCATCCCCCAGCTCACCCGCCGCATCCTGGCCTTCTGCCACGACCACGCTACGCGCCACCCCGCCCCCGTCTTCCAAGCCGTCATGGGCCAGCATGGACGTGCCCGCCCGCTGGTCATGGCCGCCCAGTCAGAGCCTGAGGCCCTGCCGGACGACCCGGCCTTGGCCTGGGCCACCATCGAGGCCGGGCTGGAGGAGCACGCCGACATGATCAAGGCCTCGCTGGTCAAGCGTGGCGTGTTCGGCATGGAGTTCGATGGCGAGCTTTCACCCGAAATCATCGCCAAGTTCCAGACCGCCTTTGCCGAGAGGTTCAAGTCCCTAGCCGAGTATGGGCCACACCCATACAAGCCGGGCTTCTTTGTCTTGGCCGCCACGCCAATGGAGGTGCAGGCATGATTACGGGCACCGACCCCAAAGGCCAAGCCGGGGCCGCCAAGCCGCCGCTAGGCAGGCAAGAGGGCGGCAGCCACTACGCCACGCTGGCAATTCAGCCAGTTGAGTTCATCACCGCCAACAAGCTCACTTTCCTAGAGGGCTGCGTCATCAAGCGCCTATGCCGCCACAGAGCCAAAGGCAAGGCCGAGGACATCCGTAAAGCCATCCATGAGCTTGAATTGATTCTTGCTCTCGAATACGCCTAATGCCAGCCGCCCGCCCGCCAAGCCCTGAGCCTGCCTGCCCAGCCGGGCCAGACCTTGCCGGGCTGGCGGCTGGCCTAGGGCTGGATGAGGCGGAGGTGTTCGCTAACTTTGGTGATCCGTTTTGGCGGCTGACTTGTGGCGGCATTTACAAGATCCGTTCGGAGGATGGCGAGCCTATCGAGTTCCACCCGACGCCGCAGCAGTTGGTGGTGTTGGAGGAAATCTACATTCACGGCAGCCGAACGCTA